GTTAGTTATAAACAAACCAGAGTGGCACACCATACCATTAAAAATGTTCTACTTCTTTGGACAGTATTCAAAGAGGTGGGATTTAGCTCTTGCAGGGCTTCTTTTTTGGATCTGTACGAGCCGCAAGTCAATCAAGGAACTTGATTTTCAGGTTACTCAGAGCGATGTCGATGATTGGTTAAAGCTTCGCTCTATTCTGTTAAAACGTTGGGATGTTCCCAATGAACTAGATAATGACCCTGTGATTGAAAGTACTTCAGACTTATGGTAGATTTTGAGCAATATCCCGATACGTTGAAATACAATGATCTTGGTGGAATTACCATTGAGGTAAAATGCCGTTTTAAGCCTAGCTATGGCGGCCGTTATTTTATTGGTCAGGATGGTAACAAGATCTTGTTTCAGTATGATATAGCATTCCCTGAAGGGACAGCGCCTATACCAACCGCAACATTGATTGATGCTTTTGATCGCTCAGGATATCAATTCGTAAGTCAGCAGGAATTAATGGAGTTTCATATTGGTCAGTTACATTGCTTCGGGAGGATTTAGGATGAACATAGGATTAGAGATTGTGACTGATATGAATGTTTTGGCGAAAGAGATACAGAAGGAGATTGATGTTGAGACATTGAAACACCTGATCAAGGTCCTAAGTGTGGGAGTAGAAAAAGTCCGTAAGAAGATGGAAACCAAGCCGTATGAGGATCATACAGGAAATCTTAACAGCTCAACAGGATTTATAATTTACCATGAAGGCAAAGTCGTCCATCGTGATTTTAGGGAAAGTGATAAGGGAACGGACAAGACAACTGGATTAAAAGAAGGACTTTCTCTTGCTCTGGCTGAGCTAAGGGAATCGAGTGGCTGGGGAGTGGTGCTTATGTCAGGAATGGAGTATGCGAGTTGGGTTCAGGGTAAAGGATATGATGTGTTGCTGAGCGCTACAACAAACCTTGACTCCATATTGAAAGAGGCTTTTGAAGAAATTGGAACTATTTAGTAATGGATAAGGCGATAAAGACTGCGATCGGTTCTATGGAAGATGTCAAGGAAGCTTTAGAGCTTGCGGATGTCTCAGGAAATACTGGACTTACAGGCGAAATCCGATTAATGTTGCGTGTTCTGAATTCCAAGAAAGAAGATATCGTAATCAACTGTATTGTACCATCCGCAACCCAAATTACAGAGAACATTATCAATGTCAATCTCCATATTCCAAATTTACCGGCTATTTCTGCTGGTGTTCCAAATACAGTGGATAATGGCCAGCCTGATATTGCGAGAATGGAGCAGATTGGAAAGTTTCTCATTGAGGTTTTGGACGGTTTCCGTGGACACGATTTTTTCACTGAGGTTGAAACAACGGGAGAGGTTATCCCCGACGGTAAAAACTGGTTCTACAATATTGTGATCAGATATTTCTATTTACGTAGAGACAAATAATTGAATAATTAACGGCCTTTGGCCACAAATTAAAATAATATGGCAGCAGTAACAGGTATCGAAAGTCTTGAACTGGCAGTTATGGCAGCGAATGGCGCCATGCCAACAACTGGTTGGGTAAACGTTCGTGACATTGAGATGGGGAGTGTGAATCTTACCATTCCGGCATTGAACAAAACCCGTATCCGAGTGGAGGATAAAGCAGGTGTCCGTTGGGTTCTTCCTGGTGAAACAGATCCAGCAACATTAGCATTTAATTCCCTAAATTTATCAATTGATGCGGCGAACCTTTTATTTAAAGGAGAGGTAACAACTGACGCAACGGAATTCAAAGCCCCAGCAGATAGTGAGCAAATTTACTATTTAGCGGTTCGCCTAACGTCTAAGCCTTTCGAAGGTAAAAAGATGGTCTTCACCGCACCGGCGTTAGCAGGATCTGCAGGCTTTGTAAATGCGATCACTAAGAATGGATTCTTGGCCCTTAGCTATAATGCGGATGTGACGACTCCAGTGGATGCAACGGGAAATGCTGTATCTCCATGGGGATATAAATTTGTTGATGCAACACCAGCCCTTCCAGAGGGGTAATTTAAAATATAAGCCTGAAAGCCGGAGGTTAGGCGGTTAGTAGGGCTTTATTAATCCTAACCCAAAATGAATAATTCAGTAAAACAAGATATGGTCCAATCTCTTTCGGACCAAAAAGTGCTTATAAAAAAAGTACGATTAAAAAAGCAATATAAGTCCTGGTACACCAAGTTGCTTTCATTTCTATTTATCATTCCCCGTTACTATTCCAAGAAGATCTATGTTTCCGAACTTTACCCCGGTACCGTTGTCCGGATATTAGGCATTATTAGCCGGTTGCAAGGCGCGAAAGAAATTTCTGATGTAGAAATCTACAAAATGATTGAGAATAACATTCCATTGTTTATAGAGTTCTTAGCTGTTGGATTGCATAATAAACCTACTGATCCTCCAAAATGGCTTATTGAAGCATTAAACTATCATTTCACACCAACTGAATTGCACACAGCTGTAAATGAAGTCTACCGGAGGTTAGACGTACAAACTTTTTTCGCTATATCGGGATCGCTAATCGATCTGAAGGATCTGGAGAAAACTATCCTGGGAGAGGAACAGCCTACGACCTAATTTCAAATACTTGGAAATATTACGGTGGTACTGAGCATGATATTAAATGGGGAGTTACTTGGAGAAATCTTCTTATGTATAACTCTATAGGTCCCGAAGTCAATAAATCAGGATCGTCTAGTGGATCGAATAATCCGACAATGGGCACTAATGAAGCTGTATCTCTTTGGGATATTGGCAAAAGGTTGGATCAAGGATTGGGTGTATAATATGGGAAAGTGGGGGAAATCCGGCCAAGGAAAGGCCATTGTGAAAGATATATCTGAACGTGGTTTTGTTAGGGTAGGAGACGTTTACTTTCCTCCAGGTTCAAAAGAGGCTTTATCGTCATTGCCGAAAAAGAAAACTAGATCCAAAATTATCCGCACTGGTTGGATTGATGATACTCGAAATGTAAGAAACAAGGAAAAATACAATGATCCGTTTATAAATTTGATCAAAACAGAGCTATCAATCGAACTTTGGCCGGAATTCTTTTTTTCAGTTGATCGTCTTTATCGTTTCGATTACGCAATTCCAGAGCTTAAAATAGGGATCGAGGTAAATGGTGGTGTATGGGCCAAAGGAAATAGCGGCCATAGTTCCGGAAAAGGAATAATGCGAGACTATGAGAAATCGAATCTTGCTCAGGCGCAAGGATGGAAAGTATTTACTGTTGTTCCTGCTCAGATCAAAAATTACGAGGCTTTGGAGCTATTGAAAAATTTAATATGATTATCTGTTTGGATAATATTAGATAAGTTTTTGTTGTATTTAAGGTAAAATGTTGCTCCTTTGTTCTTTAAAGTTTTTAATTATATTTGAGTTTTTAGCTTAAATATAAATTTATTATGAAAAAATATTTGTTAATTGCTCTGTTAGCATGTTCCACTGTTACCGGATTTGTTGGCTGTTCGAAATCAAAGGATAGTGAGATTCAAAATAATACAAATGTAGTTGGAACATGGTCTACAGCAGATGCTATTGAGCAAATGACTGCTGTATTCGGTTCCGACAAATCATTAGTGTTAACAGTCAAATCAGATGGTAAAACCACTAGCGTCCAAACGTATTCATACTTCGTTGAAGGTAATAAATTGACAACTGTATTTATTGAATCTAAACCAACTTCCAGTAAGAAAAAAGGAGATATAGATGTGATATCAATTTCATTAAATGGAGATAAGCTTATAATGGGAGAACTGACTTACACTCGCGTTAAGTAATTAAACTGAAGTTTTCTCGTAAGCAAAACGTGCTATTAAAAACAAACGCCCCTCTCGAGGGCGTTTATTTTTAAAAGTTAAATGTCTTGATCAATTCAAAAAATGAGTTCCAAATAGGAGAGTTTTCAGAATATACACCAGTTTTTCTCATTTTTCGAAGAGTAAATAAAAATTCACGATTGCAATCTAACCAGAACTTGTCCTCCAACTCATTGCTAGACCATTCCCATTGGTGTAATAGGTAATGATCGATTTCTTTAATTATGTTCATGTATCCAAAAGTAAAAGACTACAATAAATCTCTGGACAAAAGTGAATACTAATTATGTCACAAAATGTTTTGTAGGATGAAAAGATTGAATAAAAACTAATCGGCAATCAATTCAACCAGATATTCATTCTCTATCTCCCAGGCGTCTTTTAAAATCTTTAATAAATGATCTTTATATACTTCACCGGCAAAGCTTACTGCCCTGTCTAATTCTTCTTTGTTTACCGATACCTCTAAAGTTCCTTTGTGATCATTTAAGCTATTGATAAGCTTTAGATCATATGGGGAAAGTCTTGCGGCTAGATAGCCTAAAACTGGTGCTAATCGAGTAGATTCAAAATTAGTAGATGATAATTCAATGTGTTCAATGGTTTCCATAAAATATTTTTTATTCTCCAATATACAAAAATCCCAATAAATGATTTAATGAATAAAAATTGAACTAGCAACTTCATTTACATGATTGTTGAAAAGTAGTTTTAGTTTGTGAGTAAAAAGTACTCAATATGGCATTTTATCAAGTGTTTTAAAGTTTATTGGTGTTACACATTGTAACATTTTTAAAAATTTTTAAAAAATTTTTAAAAAATAATCTTTGGTTATTAAGGTTAAAATTTTGGTTTAAATCAAAATTTATGAATGAATGAACCATTTCGTGTTAAAGAGTAAGAAAGTCTCGCTAATAGCACCATTTGCGCTAGAACTAACAACATAAAGTGCACATACATGCACACCCTGTTCTTCAGCACCAACCTTATCAGGTATATCTTCAAGAGGTTTGTTTATTTGAAGATTATCCATTAAACTTGTTTCATAAGCATGTTCTAGAGCGGCTGCATGATCACAGTTTTCTCTAGTATATACTTATTATTTGGCACTATTTTTAAACCTTTTATGGGAAACAGTAGTTTAATAAATAGAATTAAGTCAATCAATAACATACACAAAATAATATGCAACGTACAATGAGCAATAACCAAAAACCATCAAAGGGGGTTAGGTTAAATTGGACTTCTGTTAAGGAAATAAAAGCTGTGACTGTTGAAAAATTGAATATTAAAGGAGCAAAAGTTTTTTCAGGAGTTTCAGCTGGCAAAAAAACTACATGTAATATAAATTCTAATAATTTCTTAATTCCTTAATAGTATTGGACTTTAATTACCCTGGATATGAATTAAATTTCATACAAAAAAAAACGATAAAAGATGGTTCCGATCATCTTTTATCGTATATATATAAATTTTATTCGCCAATTACTGAACTGTATTATGTCCTATTGGCCGATTGCCATAACCATGATTTCTTCTCAATAAAGTTTTATCCTAAACCATATAGAAAAACTGATAGGAAGTATTCTTTAATAACAAACAGGGGAGATATTGGTAATATATTAATTACTTGTCTTAATGTTATACCAATTTTATTAACAAAACATCCAAAAGGGTCTTTTGGCTTTGCAGGCGCCCGCAGTTTTGACCGTAAATCTAAAAGAGTTGAACCGTTAGAAAGTAATCAACGGTATAAAACCTATACTTATATTGCAAAAAGAAAAATTGGTAGACAAACGTTTGAACATTTTGAATATCCAGAAATTAGTGGATATATGTTAATTAATAAAAACTGTAAATTAGGAGTGACCAAGCAGGAAGAGCATATTAGAGAAATGTTGGGTAGAACTTATAATGAATTACCAATGCCGTAGTAAATTACTAGTTTTAATCTTATACAAAGGAGCAAGTTAGAGGATTTTTTCTCTTACAAGCTTTCCCAAAATCCAAATATAATTAAACAAACCTTAATTAAGTATGCCATCCAGATAGCAAATCCCAATCGAACCAGAATGCCTCCAAAATATCTGTTTTTCCTGAAACCCAATCCATCCACAAGACGATAAAAAGCTAAGTGAAGCTTCTTTGCTTGAAAGCGTGCTGTATCTTCTATTTTCATTGTTACTTTTTTAAAAACTTATGCATCTCACCAACAACCCATCCAGTCAAATAAGCCTGCGGTTCATCGTTCAGTGGATCTAACATAATCCTGCCGTCGTTATAAATATGATTTACGACGTGTACTGCTTCATGAGCAATGATAGATGCAGAGGGCTTGCTACGGAAACATGCGACATACCTATCCTTTGGATCTTTGTAAACGAAAGCGTCTGTGTCGTTGGAAAGTTCTAGGTTCAAACGGCGGCCTAGCTTATTCCAATTATCCGTTTGAATGAGGATCATTGTACCGTGATAGATAGGTATTTTGATTTTTTTGGTTTTCATTATTGAAGTATTCGTTTTATCAGTCCAAGACTATAGGTCGCGATCCCCTTAATGTTACTATCATCATAAGCATTTTTGATGTTAGAAAGGGCTATTGAAGCTTCGCTTAATGCGGAATTCCTACGATGGTAGAATTTAGACAGTAGTCTTTTTTGGAAATCTATTTTATTCTTATGAAGTAAAGGTGCGTTTTTGATGATGGTATAACCTCCGCGCTCATTAACATAGATCAGACCAGCATAACTGGGAACTTCATGCTCCAAAATAAGATTCTCAGGTACAGCAAAATAAAATCTATTTGGCGTTATCTCTGCTGTAACGGAATATTTAAAATAGCATCCAGGCTGACTGTAATGTTCCATTACCTTTTTGTCGTGCATAACATACTTTTTTTTCTCAAATGCAGCGATCAACAAATCATGTTTAGGCTTCTTGAAATCTGCCAGGAAATCAGACCGGAAAACTTTAACTTCAATTTCAATCGAATATCCGGACTTTGTAATACAAAACAAATCACTCTCCCAATCGAAAATAAAAACGTTATTGAGTTTATAATCGTGGTTCCCAATAAATGATCGTGCGGCGTAATAGATCTTTTCAATCATATCTTAAAAATTTGGTTGTCCATCTTCATCACACGTCCACAAGCTTAAAGGAGGTAAAGAAGTACCGAGGACGGAAATCACAATTGGTCGACCAGATGTAATTGCTTCTATATCTTCCTTAGACGGTTGCCAAACCGTATTTATATGGGGCATTCCATTTTCATTTTTGCCAACATAAGCGCTTATCGGCAAACATTCCCTATCATCCATTGATTCCGGTTTATTAAAAATTGTATTTGCACCTTCAAAATCGATTGGTCTCATAATTATTTCCTCCTATAGTGCCTTTGGGCAAGTTTATGTTGTTGACGAATGTATTTAGGTTTCTTTTCTTTGATTGCCATAGCAATCGGTTCAAAACTCAAAATCTCTTTAGATTTAACGATCAATGACTTCAATTCTTTGCTGACGGGTAAAGATCGTTGACCCTTGATTTTAAATTCTCTGGCGGCTTCTATTAGTTCTGAAAACTCTAAGTGTGAAGAAATACTTATTTCTATAAATTGAATCAACTGGCATCCGGTCAAATCAAATCCAGCACCGATAACTATTACCTTTCTCATTGCTAATTGTTAAGTGTCTGTTGCTTGTATTCTGTTTTACCTGATCTGTAATTATATTCGATACTTCCAGCACAATTGCTCCAATAGATGTACCTACCATCATAAAAACGACAAACCTTACATCCATCTTTTTCGAAAAGGAGTTCTAGTTTAATGCCATTAACGTCCATTGTTTCGGTTTTGATAGCTTCCTCTTTAAACGAAAAAGCCAGTGACAGTAAAGCTAGTGCTGTGATAAATAATAGTGCTTTCATATAAATGATTTAATAATACTTCTATTCCATTTCCACAACCTCGGCCACCTGTGATAAAAAACCGTTAGGTGTTTGGGAGACAACCCCACGGCTAATCAATTATAAACCTAAATTATGAAAAGTGCTAAACAAAGCCTGTCTTTCCAGGCTGCCAGGTGCTAACGTTCGGTATGGATTTACAGTCCAACCAATGTTTTTCCGATTTGTCACTCATTGGCAAACACTTCGTCGCCGAGGTGATACCCGTCCGGTCATGTCCGTATCTCTATTACCTGTCCATGAAGTCAACCGTCTCCAGTTCTATGTAACCCAACACGGTTAGCACCATCTCTGCTTTCTGTAAGGGTTGTGGAGAAAGATGGATTCGAACCACCGACCTTGCCGTTTGCACCGTCACGCTCTAGCCGCTGAGCTACTTCCCCAATTAAAAACCGAGAGGGACCGGGCGATCCCCTCGGTTAGCCATATATTAACCTATTTTATGAAAAGACATATTACGGATACTGTTTAATTTGAAAGTCTCTGTCGATGTCAATTCACCGCCAAGTATCCAAGAGACTCGTGGAAAAGGGCAGAATCGAACTACCACTTACGCCCAGCCTTTTTACAACTGGTCGCCGTCCTACCATTAGACGACTTCCCCAGGTTCCCACGATCCAACCTCACGGCTGTAAGTGGGCTTTTCCCAATAAATGGGAGATTTAATGAAAACATCTTTCAAAGCAAGGACAGGACTCTATACCTGCACGTCCGAATGTCTCTTCTATTGCCTAAACAATGAACCTACACATCAACCAGCGTTTAGCCTACGTCTTCATTCCGCCACCTTGCTATATTTTTTTTAAAGAACTACCTTTTGTATACGACAAACTTATAAACATATAATGAAATATCCAAATGGATAATAAAATATTTTGCAAATAGTTGCTTTGCATTGTTCTGTAATTTATTAAGATTCCACCTCGAGGTACCTTTGAAGCTGTATGGCAAACGTGAAATTTAGATTTACCGGTGATGATTCGGAATTGCGGAAAAAGCTTGCTGGTTTAGCAAAGCTTCAGGCCGAAATATCTGATAAGTTCGAGAAGAACTTGAAAAAGACCTTAGCTGGCGCTTCTTCCAATTCCCTAAAAGGAATATCTGACGAGACGAAAAAGTCTACTAATGCCGTTAGGCAATTGACCGATGAGCAAAAGAATTTAAAAGCTGCCCAGCTTGAAAATATTGAGTCTATTCGCAGGCTTAGGGAAGAAAGATCGAAGGAAATTTCTGACTTAAATATTCTTAAGCAGCTTGAACAAGACGCAAAGACTGTTTTGGCTGAAAAGAAAGCTGCGACCGAGGGTCTTACCCAAACTGAAAAGGAGCTAAACATTCAGTACAAGCAGGGGCAAATTGAACTCCAGGCTTATAACAAAGAACTTAAAGAGCAAGCAGAGGCGCGCCGTAAAGTTAATGCTGAGGAACGTGCTGCTGAGAAAGTTCTTAGGGATGCTGAGCGGGCTAGAAAGGATGCCGAACGTGAAGCAGAAAAGGCTGCTAAAGCCGCAGAGAAGAGACGTAAGCAGCTTGAGAAGGAAAATAGCGAGTATTATAAACTAAATACTGCTCTAGGCAAAGTTCGCAAAGAAGCACGTGATGTCCTAGCTGAAATGTTTCGTTTGGAACAGGCGGGGCATAAAACAAGCCTTGGTTATGAAATGCTTCGCAAAAGATCGGAAGAGCTTGTAGAGCAGACAAATATCCTTGATGCTGGAATCAAGAAAATTGATGCTCAGTTAGGCATACATTTCCGAAATGTCGGTAATTACCAGGACGCTTTGGAGAACCTTAGCCCGGCAATAGCAAATATTAATCAAAAGCTATCCATGTTTGGTACTTCTTTAGAGGAACTGTCACAAGCAGGTGGTTTAAAAGCTTTCGGTGCCTCTTTAGTAAATATCGGTACTTCAATTGGAAAATTCCTTATTTCCCCTGTTGGTATTGCTGTAGTTGTTTTGACATCACTATTTATGCTATTCTCCAAGAATAAGCAAACAGTAATTGATTTCAATGATGGACTTTTAAATGTGAGCAAAACCACGGGGCTCACCGGGTCGGCTCTGCAGTCATTTTCTGATGATATCATTAGTCTTTCTCGTTCCCTTAAAACCGTTTCTACAGATAAACTCCTGGAGTATGCGTCCGTTGCCGGGCAATTAGGTGTTAAAGGGTCGCAAAATATCCTAGCATTCAGTGAAGCTTTGGCCAAACTTGAAACTGCTTCAGATATATCAGGAGAAGAAGGAGCTTCTCAAATTGCTCGTCTTCTGCAATTGGTAGATGGTGGAGTAGGAAACATCAAGGCCTTTGGCGATGAAATAGTACAATTAGGAAATAATTTTCCTGCTACCGAATCGGAGATTCTTGCAAATGCTACCCGTATTGCGCAATCTACTGGCATTTACAAGCTTGGTCGCCAAGAAATATTAGCATATGCTACGGCCACCAAGTCAGTTGGTGTTGAGGCCGAATTAGTTGGTTCAACATTGGGCAGAACTTTGGGTACTCTAGAGAAAGCAATTCGTAGTGGAAAAGGCGTGGACGAAGTTTTGAGATTGGTTGGGGGTACTCAAGCTGAATTAGGTAATCGCTTTAGAGAGGATGCTTCTGGCGTATTAATGGATTTCATTGGCGGTTTAAATAGAACAAGCACTACCGCATCAGATTTTAATAAAAGTCTTGAAGCGGTAGGAATTACTGCTCAGAGAGATCGAGATGTTATCGGTTCCTTAGCGTCAAAAGGATATGCAACGCTTGCTGATGCAATGGACCAGGTTAAGGATGCTACCGGTTCAATGGATGCCGAATTTGGTACTGCATCTGAGAAGTTAATTAATCAATCGGAACGTATCAGCATCGCATGGAATAACTTCGTTCTTGGAATTGAAAATGGTCAAGGAAGTATTGGAAAAGCAAGTGTTGCTGTTATAAGCTTCGTAGCTGATACAATTGATGCTATGTCAGGGAATGTTGCTGAATCCGATAAGTTACTAGATAGCTATCGTAAACTAGAGAGCCAAACTTCCAGTACCGAAAAATCTGTAAGGCCTTTATTGAGCAGGTACGATGAACTCAAATCCAAAACTACCCTAAATAAAGATGAGCATACTGAGCTGAGAGAAATTATTAAGAGAGTTTCTGAGCTTATCCCATCTGCAGTGACTGAATTCGATAAGTATGGTCAAGCAATCGATATCAATAAAAAGAAGATAACGCAATTTAATGATGCTCAGAAGCAGCTTGTCAAAGATATGAACATCACAGCCCGGAAAACTTTAAATGTGGAGTTGGACGAGCTGAAACGGCAAAGAGATCAAATTACATCAGTCCAAAATAATAGCTTGAATAATGAAAAAGGTACTTCTTTCATCTCTAGATTAGCCCGTATTGGCCTAAGTGATGAAAAACGTTTACAAGGGATTCAGGATAGAACCCAAAAAATAGCGGTTCTAACTGATAAAATTAAGAACAATCTACAGAAGCAACGTGATCTTGGAGGGACTTTGAGCCCTCAAGATAATGCGTTCATGAAGCAATTTGATCCTGCTAGCGCTTCTACTTCAACTAATTCAAATAAACAAGACGAAGTTGTAAAGAAAAACAAAGAATATTGGGAGAAGATCGTTAGTGAAACTCAGGAAGCAATAGATGCATTAGAAGTATCTCAAAAAGGATCTGATATTTGGAATTCGCTGTCTAAGAAACTTGCTGAAGCTCAAAAGAATGTGGACAAGTATTCATTGAGCAAAGATGAGTCTGCTGCCAAATCAGCTGGAAGGGTGGCTGAAGAAACTAGAAAAGCAACTGAGCGCCAGCGCTCTCTTCAACTTGATATTGATAAAATTAATGAGACCGCATCGAGGAATCAAATTACTCGTAATGAATCAGAAGTTGAATCTATTAAAGATAAGTATCGAAAAATTCGTGAGGAGGTTGATAAATTTTATCGGGATCCTAAGAACAAGGGATTAAGAGTTAACACATCTGGACTCGTTGCTAGTGAGAATTTTGAAATAAGCGAAGCAGAAATTAGACAGAGTACGAAGGCAACGGAAACTCAGTTTGATGCTCAGAAAAAATTATTGGATGAATATAACTCATATGCTGAACAAACTTCTAAAACTGCAGCAGATGAAAGATTTGCTAATGAGCTCGATATTTTCAAGGATTACGAAAAAAATGTAAATGATACTTATGATAGGTTGGTGACCAAAAAAAAGACAGCAGACCTATCACAATATGTAAGCACAATAAAGTTCACTCAAGCTGAGGAGGAGGCGTTGAAAAAACTAAGTATCCGTAAGCAAGAAATAGCAGATAAAAGGAGGCAATACGAAAGCAAGGAGCTTATAGAAGCTTTAAAACTATCTGAAACATATTCTGATAAAATTTTAAAGGTTCAGGAAAAATACGAAAAAGCAAAGTCTGCTTTGGGAGAGAAAGTTACTAATGAACGTAAAGCCCAGCTTGATAAAGTTTTGAGAGATGAGATAAGCGCAATACTTGTTGCGCAGTACGAGCAAGAGGCAAATACAGAGAAGATGTACCGCCGTATATCTTTCTTGAGCAAAAAAGCTTCTTTGGATGCTATTGCCGATGCTAGAAAAATTTTGATAGAGCAGCGAAATAACGGCATGTCTGATAAGGATTTTGAAAATGAATCTTTCAAATTGGATGATGCAGAATATCAAATAAATCTTGATAAATCCTGGATAGCTTCCACGGGTGCTTTAAAAAAGTATCGTGAGCAAGTTCGTTTATATGGCAAAGATTCTGACGAAGCTAAAAAAGCTCAAAAGGAATATTTCATTGCTCTAGCTGATGATATAGCAAAAGCACAAGCTATTATATCGTCTTTAGAACAGGGGCTTCAGACCCTAGGTATAAGCGGCTTTGAAGAAGTTTTTAGAAATGTGTCAGGTATTCTTGATGGCGCAAAAGATATAGCTTCCGGTAATCCTATTGGGATAATAACAGGAAGCATTAAACTTCTTTCAAATGCAATAAACTTATTCAACACAAAGGATAAAAAGCTCCAAAAGCAAATTGATTCTTATAAAGATCAACTCGATAGTTTAGGTAAATCTTATGATAAGTTGCAAGACAAGCTAAGTAGCTCCGACACCAACTATTATGATAATCAAAACTTAGTACTTAAGAACCTCAACGAGCAAGAACAGGCCATCAGGGCAATGATGAAAGCCGAGGAAGACAAGAAAAAAACCGATAAGGATAAAATGAAAGCTTATCGGGACCAACTTGATGAAATTGATAAACGCCGCGAAGATGTAGAGAAAGCCGTCCGCCAAATGCGATTACAGACTGATATCAATAGCCTATCCCAGTCTATCGCAGACGCTTTGTTGTCCGCCTTTGAAGCAGGTGAGGACGGCATTGAATCAATGGATAAAGCGTTTGATAAATTTATCAAGAATGCTTTGGTAAATAGTCTCAGATTGAAGTTTATTAACCCTATCGTGGAAGATATGGTAAATAAGCTTGATCAATATATGGCTAAAAACGACAATAGTCCTGTCGGATTCAATTTCGACGATTGGCGCAATAAACTAAATGGGGTTGGTAAGACTTTCAATGAGGCTATGGAAAGTGCTTTCGCTGGCTTAGGTCTAGAAAAAGACGGAACATCTTCCAACAGTGGTAGCCTAAAAAATGACATACAAGGTATGACAGAACAACAGGCAGGCCGTTTAGAAGCAGAATTTGGAGGCCTTAGAATAGCGCAGTTGCAACTTTTGGAGACAACAAAATCAAATCATACTCAAATGTATATGATTGCACAGGATAAATTATCTCAGCTTATAGCTATTCAACAAAATACCTATAGAACAGCTAATAACACGGATCGCCTAGCCAATATCGAAAATGCAATAGTAAGTCTTAACAATAAAGTGTCCAGCTCGGATGCTGCTAGAAGGGGGGCAGGGTTATAATGAATTATCAAGAAATATATAATCTTATAAAAAAGCATAACGGGTGCGGATGGGGGCTTAGTATGGTTGCGACGGCCAATGGAGTAGAGGAATTGGTGCGAATCCTCAAATCCCCAAAAGGAGTTGAGTTCGCAATGGATAACGATTTCCTTCCTTTGAATGTAATGCAAAAATACCGTAAAGAATTGGAATCGGAGGATATATTTTTCGACGGAGTTCATACTATAGTCAATCCACGATTTATCATGGTACTTGGCGGCCAAGTGAACGTTGAAGTGAATGGATATGAAGTTAGTCAAATCTATGCGAAACGTGGTACTGTGAAACTAACCGCTATAGAAAACGCATTTGTTACTGTGGAAATAAAAGAAGGACAGTTAATAAAAGAAGTCTTTGGAAATGCTAAAGTAAGGGAGTTTCAAAAATGAGTACATACAGATTTAACGGAGTAGATCCTGAAACAGCCTACGGGCTAATAATAGAGCGTGGGATAGATAGCCAAATATTGACTATTCCCGAGTTAAAAGACAATGGTCTTTCAATAGACTGGGCAGAAGAAAACGGCACGGAGCGATACCATGGATTGAGGAAATTCAAGTCGAAGTCGTACAACATTACAGGGGTTATCATCGCAAGTTCGCCTACGGATCTACAGACAAAGTTTAATGCTCTCGCAACTTTTTTTATAACTACTGGAGAATTCAATTTTGATGATACCGGTAAATCCAGGAGATGGAAGGTATTCTACAATAAAATGACTTCTCAAGAAAAGTTAAACAGTCGCGCCATACGTGTGACATTTGAATTAATAGACGATTATCCAGTAGACATTTTTACAATCTAAGCATGTATCAGATCAAGAGGGGAAATACAGTTATATGGAGCGGTAAAGCTCAGGGGAAACAATCTAAAGTTATCATGCAGGAGGATCGCGTTGAGATAACTATCAAAAGCCCA